GTACCCTGCAATGAAGCTATTCATTGACGAGCATATCCCCGAGTTCTTCAGAACCGATGAGTACATGCGGTTGTTTAGTGGTGGTATGCCTAGACACGTACAGGGGATTAAGTTCACCATGAATGGGTTGAAGTGGTATCCATCGTACCCCGATGTGCAAGCGTTTGAGGAAGCTATACGCAAGTTCGAGAAGCTCAGCGATGGTGGAGATAAATGGTTGTGGGAGTTCGTGCGTCTAGGAGAGGAGGTGGAAGACGTAGAGGAGCGCAGTTGCTCGGAGTCCGAGAGCTTACTGTATGTAGTTAGAAGTATTGAGTGTGATTTTTAAACAACGAAAGGTAACAAATGTTAGAAGAACGTAAAGTACAGAAGGCGAAGATTACATTGATGCGTGACCCGAGGTTTGCCCTTTGGTCTGGCATCCTGATGGTTGGTCGTACGAGTGTAGTGGATAACATCCCAACTGCATGCACCAACGGGCGTGACGAGAAGTATGGTCGCAAGTTCGTGGCTATGCTCAAAGAGCCTGAGTTGAATTTCGTGGTACTCCATGAGAATCTGCACAAGGCTTTCCGTCACTTGACTACATGGCGTAAGTTGCACGATGAGAACCATTCGCTGGCAAATGCGGCTTGTGACTACGTGATTAACCTCAAGCTCAAAGACCTCGATCCTAGCGAGCGTGTCATTGCGATGCCACGTTGGGCAGATGGTGAGTTGAAGGGTAAGCCGATGGGCTTGGTTGACGAAAAGTATCGTGGACTCAATGCCAAGCAAGTGTTCGACCTACTCAAAGAGGAGCAGAAGGACAAGGGCGGCGATGGCGAGGGCAACCCCTGTGACGATGGAGACCCATCAGATCAGGAGGGCGGTTCTAACAAAGGTCAGGGTAAGGGTACGAGCCAAGGTGGATTCGATGACCACGATTGGGATGGTGCGAAAGAGATGACCGAGGAGGAGAAGAAGGTTCTCGAGCGTGAGATCGATCAGGCTATTCGCCAAGGTGTAATGGCGCATCAAAAAATAGCGGGAACTGGTGGTGGTGATCTTGATCGGGACTTGCTTGAGTTGCTCGAGCCGAAGGTTGACTGGCGTGAGATGTTGCGTGAGTTCGTGAAGTCTACGTGTAGCGCAAAAGATACATCGTCATGGCGCAAGGTTAATCGTAGGTTCTTATCTACTGGTACGTACATGCCTAGCTTGATCGGTGAGAAGGTTGGTCACATGGTTATTGCCGTGGACACATCCGGTTCGGTAGGTCAGGAAGAGTTGTCGGGCTTCCTAACAGAAGTTAAGGGTATCGCAGAAGAAGTAAAGCCGAGCCAAGTGGACTTGATCTATTGGGATAGCCGAGTAGCCGGACACGAGGAGTACACCGAGAGCATGGTGGGCGACATTATCAATTCCACTAAGCCTAGGGGCGGTGGTGGTACGTCTCCATCCTGTGTATCAGAGTATCTGAAAGAGAAACGTATCGTACCCGAGTGCGTCATCATGCTCACCGATGGGTATGTTGGTAGCGATTGGGGCAGGGATTGGACTGCGCCTGTACTGTGGGCGATCGTAGGAGGAAACGATTGTGTTGCAGACAACGGCAAAACGATTCTTGTCAAGGATTAAATTGTGGTGGTTCATAACAAATGTTAGGAGGTATCAGATGGTAGTAGTTGACATTGGATATAAGAAGTTAGTGATGACCAAAGAGAAAGCAATGATGTTGGTCGAGTGCCTTGAGGGTGCTGACGTATACGAAGAGAAGTGGTGGAGTGATGACAAGCGCAAAGAGAAAGGAATGGATAGCACTTACACCTATCACGTGTATCCGAATGAAGCCCATTTTGGGATGAGGATTGTTAGTGACACACATTATCAAATGGCTAGATTAGCCGGAAAACCACAGGAGAAATAAAATGAGTATTAGCGCATCAGCAGTATTAGTCGAGTTGAACATCAGCGTTTGGCCTGCCGCAAAGATTGATCGTGAAATCACGAGCCAAGTTAATGCGAGCGCGTCTGCACATAAAGACGCATCCCAAACAAAGAAGAATCTGTTTGCGGGTACAAGCCTACGAGCAGACATTGAGAAGTTTGCCGCAAGGGTTCGTCTCTACAACAATCAGCATACCCTACCTTGGGCAGACAAGGGTGAGCGCATGTTGCCGACCAAGTTGTTCATGGACTACAAGCAGACCATGAATGGCTACGAGCGTACGTTCAACATGTTGTGCGATAACTTCTTTGACGAGTACGAGAGGTTAGTTGAGGAAGCCAAGGTCAACTTGGGTTCTATGTACAAGGCAGAGGACTACCCCGACCTAACAGAAGTTAGGAAGAAGTTCAGCTTTAGACGTAGCGTGAAGCCTTTGCCCGAGGCGGGCGACTTTCGCTTGGATATTCCCGCGCATGACTTAGAGGAGATGAGATCTGCATACGAGGCGCAGTACTCGGAGAAGTTGGCCGATGCGATGCGCACACCATGGGAACGCCTGCACGAAGTTCTCTTGGGTATGTCCAAGAAGCTAGAAGATACAGGTGACGGGAAGAAGCGGTATCACGACTCATTGATCTCCAACCCATTGGAGTTGTGTGAGCTATTGACAAAACTGAATGTTACTAACGACCCCAAGTTGGAGGATGCACGTAGGCAAGTAGAGCTAGCCATGCTTGGTGCTGACATTGAAGAGGTCAAGGAAGACGCAAACGTGCGTGAGAATTTGAAGTCTAAGGTCGATGCGATCTTGGGTAAGTTCGAGTGGTAATAACATTTGTTAGGAGTAACTGAATATGAGTATGAATACATTGAGTTTGAGCAACATAGTTGTTGGTGAAGACTTGCAGAAGTCTCTTGATAAGGAGGGGTTGAAGTTGACTGGCGTGTACTCCATGCTTGACCCTGTGGTTAGCCGACTGGCTTCATTGAATCCATTGTGGACTTTTGTTATCAACAACAGTGGTATGCACATGGGTAACAACCGAGTGGCTTGTGGGTTCGTAGTCAAGCTAGATGGTGAAGAGTTGGGGTCTATCGGGTTGTCGTATATGGGTCAACGCGGGAAGGTTATCTCTATCTCCAACGATCGTATTGGTAAGGGCAGACAACGCTCGGACTCATACCGCACTGTGGATGCAGACAAAGCTATCCTCATGGCGAAGAAGATGTTTAGCAAAATGAACCCATCCGAGCGTATCAGTAAGGCTAAGGATGCGGCAGAACGTGTAGTGTCTCGGGCGAGCTGGAACAAAGAGCGAGAGCGTACTCAACATCAAAGCCTTGTTAAGAATGAGATGTTGGCATGGGCTGAGACCAAAGGTAATGCCTTGTTCTTGGAATACCTAAAAGCAGAAGCGATACCCTCGCTTAGACACAAAGTTACTGTCTCTATGGAGAAGGTAGAGTTACTCGATACTGAGATGAAGACTATCGAGAAAGTGCAAGAAGACTTTAGTAATAATAAGACTGCGCTAGTAGTCAAAGACTTGGGTAAATACCTAGTCAAAATAGGTGACAACGTGGAACTATACGATGATAATACGCTCCCTCTAGATATGCGTATGAAAATGGGTATGCTTAAACTTGTGGAAGATGAGCAGTATCTTACTGATGTAGGTTGTAAGGTATCGAGTGAGATATTTGTGTTGTTGGTTGATCTAACAAATGTTAGCGAAGGAGTATGAAATGAGAGAAGAAATTAAATACAGTTCAAAGGCTATCCCCCTACGGGGGTGTACTGACCCCAAGTTTAAATATTACAACGCCGCCAATACAGACGTACGTAAAACATGGCGTAAGGCTCGCTTGCTTATACGCATTACCAAAGGGGCAGCGTATGAAAGCCGTACTTGAGTTTACGTATCCACAAGACGAGACCAAGCTCAAGCATGCGCTCAAGGGTGAGGACTACTACCTAGCATTGATTGATGTTGATCGGGTGCTTAGGAATCCACAACAGTTTGGAGACCGAGCCGACATGTTCGACAGGATTGGTTTTATCTTAGAGGGAGTACTAGAAGAATGAATGGGTTTGTAAACCGACAACTTGAGCTTGGAAGTAAGCAACCCGTACACAAGTACAAGCTATGCAACAAGTGCGAAGAGTTGAAGCCCCCCGAGGGGGGAATCGAATTGTCCCCAAACAGATGGTCATGTGCTAGATGTTGGGCTAACAGAGTAATAGCAAGGAGTTTATTAAATGCCAAGACCTAAACCGCCTGAGCCTTTGATTGGTAGGCAAGTACGACTAAGCGATAGGCAATTTCATATTCTTAATCACCTCGGTGGTGCGCAATGGCTACGTGATTTATTGGATAAGAAAGACCCATTCCCTAAACAATATTATGAAAGACTGAAAGATGACGACAGGAATCGAGAATCTAAAACCGGAACAACAACGCAAGGGGCGGGGGTTAGGTAAGAAACCCGCGCTGTTCTGCACGAGCTTGCGTCTACCAAAGGATGTGATGGATTACTTCAACACAAACTTTGCGTATACAAAGCAAGCCAAGATGAGAGAAATTCTTACTGAGTACGTTAACAACCAAACAGGAAATAAATCATGATCGAATTAGCAACAACAAAAGAGCAACCTAAGATGACCAAGTCAGCACAGATTCGTAACTACGTTGCGAAACACCCAAAGGCTAAGTCAGCAGACGTAGCCAAGGCGATAGGCGTAACCCCTGCTTATGTAGCCACAGTAATGTGGACTGCAAAGAAGAAAGCCAAGGTAGCGAAGAAGGCGAAGGCTAACTGGAAGACGATTGCATTTGCTTCATCGGACATTCCGTTTTATGCGGATTCAGTTACGGATACAACACCCAAACGCATGGCACAACTTGCGTACGAAGCGGGTGTAGCAAAAGCAAAGTTGCGTATGCAATCTGCGGAAGGCGATCGCCAGATCGAAATGTTCGAGCCTAAACCTGACGCGGTAAATCACCCTGCTCATTACAAAGTAGGTGGAATCGAGACGATTGATTTCATTGAAGCGAAGAAGCTTGGCTACAACCTTGGCAACGTGGTGAAGTACATCACACGTGCCGACCACAAAGACAACAAGTTGGAAGACTTGCGTAAGGCACAATGGTATCTGACACGTGAGATCAATTCACTCAAGTGACACCTAACATTTGTTAGAAACAGTTAGGGAAACTACTAGCCACCTTCGGGTGGCTTTTTTACGTCTGTACTATTGACTTTGTCAAAGGTTGTGCTATCATCGAGGCTCGAAAATATTTTGGAGTATCAGATGGACACACGCATGGAGTCAGCTTTAGCCCTTGCAGATAAGTGTTGGTCAAAGGCCAACCGAACAAGCCCCGAGTTTGTTGAGCGTTACTTAGAGCTAGCCGAAGAGTTGCTAGTATCAAAGCCCGTTGTTCTTGGTGATGAGTTCCGAGAATACTGCGGCAAGAAACTTTTATTCCGACCCAAAGAGTTGCACCCTAACGTATGGGTGTCAGGCGTACGCACTCTGAGTACGCTCGGATGGATTGCCCACAATGGTTACACGACACCGACCAAGTCGCACAACCACATGCCTTCGGTCTCAGTATGGAAGAGCATGATCTATGGCAATGACACCTGAAGCCAAGGTCAAGGCAAAGATCAAGGCTATCTTAAAAGCCCATAACATCTACTACGCTATGCCTATTGGTACTGGATACGGCAATAGCGGTGTGCCCGACTTCCTGTGCTGTGTGTACGGGTACTTCATTGCAATTGAAGCCAAAGCGGGTAATGGTACAACTACCGCGCTACAAGAAAAAAACCTAACAAATGTTAGGGAGTCCGGTGGCGTAGCGTTGGTCATCAACGAAACAAACTTAGCCGATATTGAAATGCACATTAGGTTGGCAAGGGGTATGCAGTGAACATATTAACGATAGACTTTGAGACATATTATTCCCGTGAGTTCAGCCTAACAAAAGTTACCACTGAGGAATACATTCGTAGCCCTGAGTTCGAAACTATTGGCGTAGCCGTACAGGTCAACGATGGTGAGCCGGAATGGTTTAGCGGGGATGGCGAAGCCATGCACCAGTTCCTGACTAAATTTGATTGGGGGAATTCCCTAGCCCTTGCGCACAACGCCCCGTTCGATGGCGCAATTTTGAAGTGGGTCTACGGACTCAGCCCCAAAGGTTGGCTTGATACTTTATCCATGGGCAGAGCTTTGCATGGCACTAACGTAGGCGGTAGCTTGAAGGTGCTGTCAAACTATTACGGCCTTGGTGAGAAAGGCATAGAGGTAGAAAACGCATTAGGTCTGCGGCGTCAGGACTTCAGCCCCGAACAGTTAGAACGATATGGCGACTACTGTAAGAATGACGTTACCCTTACGTGGGAATTGTTTAACGCAATGTCTGCTGGCTTCCCCGCTATTGAGTTGCGCCTGATTGATTTGACTGTGCGCATGTTCACCGAACCTGTGTTGCAGTTAGATAGAGAGCTTATCAAAGACCATCTACTTAGTGAGAAACAACGCAAAGAAGACCTACTCGAGAACTTTGACAAAGACGACCTGATGAGCAACATAAAGTTTGCCATTATCTTGGAAGGCTATGGCGTATCACCACCGATGAAAGTCAGCCCCGCAAACGGCAAACAAACCTTTGCTTTCTCTAAAACAGACGAAGAGTTCAAAGCGTTGCTTGAGCATCCAAACCCACAGGTACAAACCTTAGTGGCAGCGAGATTGGGCACTAAGTCTACGATAGAAGAGACAAGGACAGCTAGGTTTCTTGGCATAGCTGAACGTGGCTCATTACCTGTACCCCTACGCTACTATGCGGCACACACGGGTCGATGGGGCGGTGACGATAAATTAAATCTGCAGAACTTACAACGCAACTCACCTCTGAAGCATGCAATCATCCCCCCGGACGGATACATGATGATTGATTCGGACTCATCACAAATTGAAGCCCGTACGCTCGCATGGCTTGCGGAACAAGACGACTTAGTAGACGCATTTGATCGGGGTGAAGATGTATACAAAATCATGGCAACGGCTATTTATGGCAAGAAGATTTCGGAGATTACAAAGGACGAAAGGTTTGTTGGCAAGACCACTATCCTTGGGTGCGGGTACGGGATGGGCGCGGCAAAATTCCAAGCGCAACTTAAGAACTTCAATGTCACGATCGAATTGGATGAAGCGAAACGGATTATTGACACATATCGAACTACGTATCCAAAGATTACTGAACTATGGAAGTCTGCGGCGTCAGCCCTCAAAGCCGTACTTCAGAATCAGCAGACAACGTTGGGCCGAGGCGGTATCTTAAAGATCGAAGGCAGTGATGGCATTCTATTGCCCAACACCTTGTACCTACGCTATCCCAACCTACGCCTAATAGAGAACGAGGAAGGGAAGTCTGAGCTGGTGTACGACACCAAGAAGGGCAAGGCAGTTATACCGACCCGTATCTATGGCGGTAAGGTAATTGAGAACGTGTGCCAAGCGTTAGCCCGTATCGTGATCGGTGAGCAGATGCTCATGGTTGCGAAGAAGTACCGAGTGGTAATGACTGTACATGACGCCATCGCTTGCATTGTGCCGACTGCGCAAGTTGATACAGCCAAGGAGTACGTTGAGATGTGTATGCGTACCCGACCCAGTTGGGGCATGGAGCTACCACTTAACTGCGAAGCGGGAGCAGGGGCAAGCTATGGCGACTGTTAACCCTGTATGGCCTTTTCCACCATTCCCAAACCCCAAGGACAGGGGCAACCGAGTCCCCAAGTTCAACCCTGATAACCACGAGGATGCACCACTATGAACGACGATGACGATATTCAAGAATACGTAAATCCAAACAAGCAGCGAAACGATGTGTTGGAAGAGGTAGCCAAAGAGATCGAGAAGATGAAAGCCTTTGAGAAAGACACAATGGCAAGCTTTGCGGCATACATACGGAGCATGAAGCGTGATTAAGTACGACGGATACGACGAGGCAATCATTGGGCCCGCAAGCATTTGGCGTGACAGTACTATGGTATCCGTATTGGTTTACGACGCCGAGAAGATACGAGAAGTCCTGATGCGGGATGGTATGGATGCCGAGGAAGCTCGGGAGTTTATTGAGTTCAACATTGAAGGCGGCTACCTAGGGATTGAAACCCCTGTGCTAGTTTGGCCTAACGATATATGGGATGAAGAATGAATCAAATTAAAGCAATCGAAACTACGTACAAGGGCTACCGCTTTCGCTCAAGGTTGGAAGCACGATGGGCTGTGTTCTTTGATACCATGGGTATAGAGTGGAAGTACGAAGACCAAGGCTACGAAAAGGAAATCTTTGCGAACGGCAAAACCGAAACCTTGCGCTACCTACCCGACTTCTTTTTGCCTAACCGCTATGGCACAGGTGTGTTTGTAGAGGTCAAAGGTGACAAGCAAGCGTTAGTAAAAGAACAACGAAAGTACACAGATCTTTTAGATTTTGGTAGCGTACTGCCGTATTTTGATGACTCAGGTGATGCAGGGATGCACGAACCTACACGTGGTTTGATCTTACTCGGTGATACACCTTTAGCCACAAAAGGAAAAACATTCTTTCATCCAATCGTCCAACACCACAAGGGCTTGGTCAGAAAGTGGGTGTACTTTACCCCTATGGGGGCAGTTGTAGCGCAACCTAATGAGTTGAGTACGTTATTAAACTTAGATGCAGATTGGAACATGTCGGGTGACGATTGGCTAGTTGAAATACGCGAGCTAACTACACCGCAGTTTTACCCAAAGGTTTATGATGCCTATGCCGCCGCACGTAGCGCTCGGTTTGAACATGGAGAAAGAGGATGAGTATTGTTTGGTCATTCAGTAGCCTGAAAACATTTCAGCAGTGCCCTAAGAAGTACTACCATACTAAGATAGCCAAGGACATTGTTGAGCCGGACACACAGGCAACACTGTATGGAAAGACAGCTCATACTGTAGCGGAAGAATATATTAGAGATGGGGTGCCGATCCCTGAACAGTTTGCGTATATGCAAGCTACCTTAGATACCTTAAAGGACATCCCCGGAGAAAAGTTATGCGAAGTAAAACTTGGGTTGACGAAGAACTTAGAGTCGTGCGACTTCGATGCTCCGAATGTATGGTGGCATGGGGTAGCGGATTTGGTGATTATCAATCGGACTACGGGGACGGCACACTCCATAGACTACAAGACGAGCAAGAGTGCGAGATATGCGGACGTGAAGCAACTCGATCTTGTCGCCTGTGGGTTATTCGCCAAGTTTCCGGAGATCAAGAGGGTAAAGTCGGCTCTCTTGTTTGTAGTCAGCAAGGAATTCGTGAAGGCTACGCACTATTCAGAAATGGTAGAGAAATACATTGAGAAGTCCGCCCAAGACGTTGCAAGAATTGAAGCGGCGTTAGAAAATGGGGTATGGAATCCAATCCAAGGCCCACTGTGCAAGTTCTGCTCGGTGAGAGAATGTGAATACAACAGGAACTAACATGCCCTACGTAAACAAACCCCGACCCTATAAAAAAGAATATCAACAACAGATTGCACGTGGCGAAAACCCAGATCGTTTAGAGCGTCAGCGTGCTAGAGAAGGTATAGATAAAAAGAATGCAGACCGAAACAAAGATGGACGTGCTGACGTCCGCGAAGGCAAAGATGTTGCTCACATCAAGGCACTATCTAAAGGTGGCACAAACGGGAACGGAGTCAAACTTCAAACCCCATCAGCCAATCGCTCGTTCAAACGTGGCTCAAACCACAAAGTTGTATCAGAAGTAAGCACCAAGGAACGTAAGAAAAAATGAACCTATCAGAATATACGTGGCCTCGTCCCCCGGGGTTCACGCCGTTTGAGCATCAGAAGACAACATCAGAATTCCTCACAACAAACCGCAAAGCGTTTTGTTTCAACGAGCAGGGTACAGGTAAAACAGCATCGGTCATTTGGGCTGTCGACTACCTCATGACCCTTGGATTAGTGAAGCGTGTGCTAGTGATCTGCCCTTTGTCGATCATGAAGTCGGCATGGCAAAACGATTTGTTTAAGTTTGCTATTCACCGCACCGTATCAGTCGCTTATGGAGCCGCACGTAAGCGCAAAGAGATTGTGAGTATGGGTGCTGAATTCGTCATCATTAACTTCGATGGTGTGGGCATCGTCAAGAAAGAAATCATGGCGGGTGGGTTTGACCTCATCGTAGTAGATGAAGCGTCAGCCTATAAGAACGCACAGACTGAGCGTTGGAAAGACCTACGAGACCTAACAAAAGTTATCAAGGGCTTGTGGATGTTGACCGGTACGCCTGCCGCGCAATCACCTGTGGATGCTTACGGATTGGCAAAGCTTGTGAACCCCAAGGGCGTGTCACCTTTCTTTGGGCAGTTTCGAGACACAGTGATGATGAAGCTCACTATGTACAAGTGGATACCCAAGCCGACCGCGCAACTAATCGTACACAAAGCGCTTCAACCCGCCATTCGGTTTGAGAAAGCCGACTGCCTTGATCTGCCGCCTGTTACGTTTGTTGAGCGAGATGCACCATTAACACCGCAGCAGATTAAGTTCTACAACATACTGAAGAAGCAGATGCTCATTGAGGCTGCTGGAGAAGAAGTATCAGCCGTTAACGCTGCCGTACAAATCAACAAACTTCTACAGATAGCTGGAGGTGCGGTGTATACGGATACGAACGAAGTCATTGAGTTCGATGTGAGCAGTAGGCTCAACGTAGTTCAAGAGGTCATTGAAGAGTCAAGCCACAAGGTGCTTGTGTTTGTTCCGTTTACGCACACCATACAACTGCTTGAAAAGCATTTGCAGAAAAACAACATTACATGCGACGTGATTAACGGCTCGGTTCCTGTAAACAAACGCTCGGATATTGTCAAGCAGTTTCAAGAGCAACCGGAACCAAAAGTATTAATCATCCAACCAAAGGCGGCGTCACACGGGTTAACTCTAACTGCCGCCAACACAATCATTTGGTATGCTCCATGTACAAGTGTTGAGACGTACTTGCAAGCCAACGCACGTATCGACCGCCCCGGGCAAGTTAATAACATGACTGTGGTACACATCAAAGGCAGTCCAATAGAAGCCAAGATGTACACGATGCTTCAAGGCAACATTGACAACCACCAAAAAGTAATTGATTTGTACAAGCAAGAAATTTCTTCAGAAGATGTTGACAATGTCAAATGTTAGTATATAATTAGATTTGTGTGGCAGTGGTGGGTATCGGGTTAGCGCCGATACAGCCTCTAGTATTAGGACGAAACACTGCTTCATGTGAACTGCTACTGTCACACACTTAACCATTAGGAGAATTAGATGGACGAAGAAGTCAAGGATAGAGTCACCCCCATGGATTTGGACAAGCTGACCACAATCTACATCAAGATCAGAGACAAACGTGCCGACAACAAGCGCATGTTTGAAGCTGAAGACAACGATCTCAAAGAGCAGATGGAAGTGTTAGAAGCACAGATGCTCGATGTATGCAAAGAGATGAATGCCGACAGCATTCGCACCCCACACGGCACAATCATTCGCTCGGTAAAGTCACGGTACTGGACGAACGATTGGGATTCAATGTACGACTTCATAGAGGAGCATGGTGCATTTGGCCTGTTAGAGAAGAGACTTCATCAAACAAACATGAAGGATTTCCTCTCTGAGAATCCCACAGTTCTACCACTTGGTCTCAATGTGGAGAATGCTTATACCGTGGTTGTTAGACGTTCTAAGGAAAAATGAAATGAGTGATCTCACTATTCTCAACCAAGACCTCCCCGACTTCCTGCAAACCGCAGGTGTTAGCGAGCTTACAAAACAACTTGCTGGCAAGTCCGGCGTTAAACGCATCGTGCCTAAAAACGGAATCTTCCGTAAAACGGTCGGCGGTGAAGAGATGGGCAAGATCAAGGGCAACCTGAACGCCATCATTGTTAACGCATCCCCTGCCGTGGGTCGTATCTTCTATGCAAAAGCATGGAGTCCTGATGCTGAGCCGACTGCGCCCGACTGCTTCTCTAATGATGGTCGTACGCCTGATGAGGGTTCATCAAACAAACAAGCTGAGCGTTGCGATAACTGCACCCAAAACACCAAGGGTTCAGGTATGGGCAACTCAAAAGCTTGCCGCTATTCACGTCGCATTGCGCTCGTGTTAGAAGAAGACTTCGGTACTTCACTCGAAGGCGAAGTGTATCAAATGAACTTGGCATCCAAGTCATTGTTTGGTGATGGGCATGGCGACAATGCACACACGTTTGAAAACTATTCAAAGTACTTAGCCAACAACGGCAAGAGCTTGGACTACGTTATTACACAGATCAGCTTCAATGAAGAGAACGACAATCAGTCAGTGTTGTTCACGCCAACGCGCTTCATCAAGCAAGCTGAGTACGGCGTTACCAGTGAAGTGGCTAAAAAGCCTGACGTGCTGAAGATGGTAGTTATGACACCATACCAAGCTGACATGGCGGGCAAGCAAGCTAAGCTAGAAGCACCAGCCCCTAAAGCCGCGCCTAAAGCTGAGTCTCCTATTGAGGAGCCGACTAAGCGTGAGAAGAAAGCCGACCCCAAACCCACAGTTAAGAAAGACCTTGACTCTG